CAAGCTGCTGCTCCGCTGCCTTAAGTCCTCTTGCGTAAAAGCTATCTCCTGCAGGGTCGCCCTTACCTAGCTTTTCCCGATACATGGCAACTTGCTCTAGGGCGGAAACGTACGCACCAGTACTCTTAGGAGTGAAATCTTGTTGTACAGCTCCTAGTGCCCCATTCACTGCATCCTTCAAACCCTTCCACGCCCGTTCCAGCGGAGTGAGGTTATTAAGCATTTGTGTAGCCATTTGCTCTTGCGCAGAGGCCAAAGCCAGTTGTGCATATCTCGTGGCCTCTGTAACTTTACCCTGTTCTTCCAAGGCTCTTACTTGTGCATATGTAGATGCAGTCAGGAAGTGATATTTCTCGTTAAGCGCAAGGAGGGCAGAGGCAGGCTTACCTGACAGCGAAGCATACTCTGCAGCAATCTTACCAACCTCTGTGCCAGATGCTCTGGAGAAATTAACAGTTGCTTGGGTAATAGCTCCAAGCTGATCTCCCGTAATCTTTCCTGTGGCGGCTATTTCTGAGAGGGCTTCTATAACTTCAGAGGAAGTTCCCTTGATACCGCTCATTTTTTGTTGAAGATCGTAGAAGCTGGACTGGGTTACACCCAGATAACCCCCAGTCATAATTAGTGTTTTATTAAGCTCTGTAAAGGCAGTAGCTCCCTTGTACATCATATATGCAACTGAGCCGATAGCGGCAGCAGCAAGTACATACGGGTTAGTGAGGTACTGTCCAATCTGTGTTCCTACAGCCTTTAATGCTCCGCCAATGCTACCAAACATGTCCTTCAACTGCCCGCCCTGTTGCATCAGGATAAGCATGGGAGACTGACCACCTGCAAGCTGTGTTGCAATGTCAGTGAACTGTGCTGGCACCATTCGCATCATTGCTGCTGTGTGCTTGGCAGACATGCCTGTGCCCACTACAGCTTTATCCATCTCGCGCATTCTGGCTACAACAGGGGCCATCTGAGTAGACACGCCTTGCAGCGCAGCTTTATACTCGAATAGGCCAGCCTTGCCCTTCTCCATTTGCACTGCTGCGTACTCTGCTTGCCGGAGAAGGGCTGCTTGAGCTTTAGCTTCTTTGTCTGTGTTGGATACAGTAGGACGCCCTCCAGAGCCTCCAGCAGAACCTCCTGAACCTAGCCCACGAGCAACCCCTCCAATAGCCCCAGAGGTGCTCTTAATGTCTGCAAGCGTGTCCCGCATCACTTGAAGCTGTGTGTTGAAATTAGACAGTCCTGCTGTACTTCCTACGAGCTTCTCCACAGCCGTAGCTGTAGATGTCATTGCTCCAGACAGCCCTTTGAAGGACTGCCCAATGTTGCTGAAATCTTTAGCAGTGTTACGAAGCCTTGTAAGCCCCTCAGAGGCACTCTTGATCTGTAGGGTGATACTACCCAAGGACATCTTGCCAAACCCGTCCAGAGCCTTCTGGGCGTTGCTGATGACAGGGGAGATTTGTGAGGCTGCTTTGTTGAGAAGGTTTAAGTCACTGGCTGCAGATTTAATCCCCGTAGCCGTCACTTTAATTTGTAGAGCCTTTATGTCGGCCATTTGTTTCTCCTAATGTAAAGGCCAAATAAAAACCCCGCCGAAGCGGGGCCGATGAAGAATGCCCTAAGCCTTCTTCGTATTCTTCTTTCTGTAAATACCTATCCACACTTCGTCTATCATTGTGAGGATGTCTATTTCTACTTGCATTAGCGTTACACCTCTGAGCGTGCTCCAAGCCTGAAGGTCTAGCCAAGTCAGGGGAACAGGCCCAGCTTCTACGAAACCTCTGCGCTTACTTAGCTCTAGGAAGTCTAGGTAGATGTGGTAGAGTTCTTCTGGGCAAGTGAGTTGGTAATACTCTGTAAGTTCTGGAGGAGGGGGCATTCCCCTCTTCTCGTAATCTTTTGCTACGGACTCAAGGTGCTTCAGGGGAGCTGCGTGCTGTCCGCTTGGAAGGAGCATTTCAAACGTTCCTTCTACAAACTCACGCAGCTCTGTTACTTTTCCCCGAATTGAGCAATGACGTTGTGAATAGCTTCAAAGACTGGCTCGCGGAGAACAGGGTAAGCCTTGTACATCCGCACAGCATTCTCGTAGCTGAATGGTACGTCCTTACCACCTTCTGAGACATTCTCCCAGTTAGTTGTACATTTAGCTGTAAGGTCAGTAATGAGATCTTTAATGTGCTCTGCGTCAGGCATTTTGCCAGCGCGTGCGCAAGTGTTGTTATAGTTATCTAGGCGGGCGGCCGCTTGCTTATGCACTCGGCTACCAGCTCCCAGAAGACTAATAACTGTGTCAGTTTCCTTACCAGTTACAGGATCAATCCAAGTAAAATCAAAACCTTTTTCTGCTACTGCCAGTACATCACGTGTTGAAAAATCCATGAGTAAAACTCCTATAGTTATTTTATGTTGCTACTGTAAAAAGGAGGGCTATATCTTTTGACATAGCCCTCAACATGGAGAGGCTTACGCCTCAAACCTCTTGTGCTTCAGGTCTAGGAAGTCCGTGTGTTTCGGAGTATCCTGCGCCTTGTGCGTTTAATTCTTGGATTGCTTTTGCTCGTGCTTCGCACGCTAATTGGAAGGCTTGTTCTTCTCCATACTTTTTAATGGAGAAGGTTTTAGAAACATTCTTCCCTGTAGCTGGACTAACCCAAGTGGCGTACCATCTTGCATCTACCTTGCTATAGGTCACTCCAGTAACTCCCGATGTATTGCTAGAATACTGAGACTTATTCCTAGCCTGCTCGGGAGGGAGTTCCCATTGGACGTTGTTTTCCAAATATCCAAGGTTATTGTTTATTCTCCCTACAGACCACTCCGCTGTGTTATCTGGAGCCGGGCCTATGTGGTCATAGAAGGCTTGAAAATCCTCTAACCACTTCTCTTCAAACTCTAGTCCTGTGTACTTTTCGCGTTTCGGTTTAGTAACACGTGCTTTGGCAGAACTCCAAGCGTGGTATTCCTTTGTTCCATACATGCCATGCTTGATTCCTCCCAGTTCTAACCAAGGTAAAATTTCCAAGGCGAGACACCCGCAACTGGAAGTATCCCCGCTCTTCAAACTGGAATGGCCGACTGTGCACTCGTTCCCACAGTCGCAAAGGCATTTCCACCAACTACGCACCTGACTTGTTGGGCTCAGTTTTCTCCTGCCATCAAAAGATGTGACCACCAGTCTGCCAAAGCGCTGTCCTGTGAAATCTACGGCCTGCATAAAAATCTCCTTCTGCATATAAATAATATATTTTAGCACGCAAAAGGAGATTTGTCAAGGCATTATGCAGCAGTATCTTGGATCACGATGGTTGACTGTTCCAGTGCAAGGTTCGTCCCGTCATTTAGTAGGGCGACGAAGGGCAGAGTTTGCAGCAAACCACCCACTTCAGCGTCGTTTACCGAGGCATTACCTAACTTCACACGAGGCATCTTGAACGTCATGCTTGTGCCATTTTCACCATCAAAACGGAAGACTACGGAGATGGCGGTTTCATCGCGGAACTTTGCGAAAAGATCGTCGTTTTCAAAATACGCTGTCATTTCTCCCGAGGCAGTCAGGCGACCAAGGAAAATATCGCTTGCTGGGCGGGTGCCATCAGGTTGAAGGTTTCCTATGATCTTGCCCGTCTCAGCGTTTGCAGTGATCTCGAAGTTGAATCCAGTGACGGATGCAAGCTGTACAGAATCGGCAAACAGAGCGCCACTGTTACCAGTCATCACGCCCGTGAGAGACGGGGCAGCAGGGTTAGTAAAATACGCAGTGCCTGCGGAGGTCATGTCGCGGCCGAGCATCGAAAATTCCACAGTAGCAATACTGTCAGGCTCAACGCTCACAGAAGCAGTGGTAATCTTAACGCCAGTAGCAAGACGGCTAACTCCAATGTCGGTATATTCCTGTTCAACAGTGAAGCTATCATCTGTACGATCAGCGGCAGCAAACGGGATAACCAGTTTCTTACCAGACACAACAGTGGTCACAGAGTCGCCTGCTGCCTTAGTGACAACAACCGAATTAACCGTGATAACAGTAGCCGTAACAGAGAGAATCGTATAGGATTTGTTGTTAGCAACAGCGGGTGCCGTGAAGCCAGTTACAGCAATTGTATCACCAGCCTTGAAGCCATCCGTCAGCCAAGAACCAGCGGAGCGTGTAAAGGTGTTTCCAACAGAGCTAGAAGCCACTGTGGTGAGAGCACCGGAGGTTACGCCAGCAACCCACGGTCCACGCAGCAACGCTGCCCACAGATCCGTATAGCTACCCGGAGAGAGTTCTGCACTGAGAGTTCCTTCTACGTTGTCAGTTCCCGAGCGGGCGTCTGAAGTTTGAGCAGTGGAGACGATTTCAGCGGATTGAAACTGTTCGCGAGAAAGAGAAAGGTCACAAGTGACCCGACGATAAAGTTTGCCTGTACCAGCGGCGGGTTTCGTACCCCAAACGCTTTCCTTTGACAAAACCAAAGTCTTATTTACACCAGATGCGGCACCAGCCATAATAAATTCCTTTTTAGGTTGTGAGATTAAACTGTAACTGTGTCACATCTGTATGTGCACTCAATATTTATTACCACCCAACTCGTTTCTATCGAAATAGAGCCTTGAGAGGGAGTATTTTCAATATGGACAACAATGCTGTCCTTCGTGATTTGTAATGCTCTTGGGAAATATGCTACAATCTCTTCTGCAAGAGTTTCTGCATCAAGCGGCCCATTCCCCAGTGTTTCACTCCACACTTGCACCCTGAACAACCCTTTATATCGCTTATGTTTAGCACCGATGGAAGGATCTGCTGTTGGGGATCTGAAGATAAAAGCTCGTAGATGAGTCCCTGTCGGAACAACGCCTACATTCTCCCACAGCACCTTCAGAGACTTCGTATCAGCGAATGCTTTAAGACGAGATTCCAATGCCTGTCTAATTTTAACTTGGGACATCGTTTCTCCTTATTCTATTGAGGCTGCTACAGCGTTTGCTACAGGAGCGGAAGCTGCTACGCCTTTTTCCATTGGAGCATATGCAGGAGTGGCGGGCCAGCCTAGATATTCTACTTTGTCAGCGTAGTGGGTATTATTTGTTAGGAACGCATCAGTGTTCCCGAGGAAGAATTCATCGTCGATAATTGCAGAAATCTCGGATACTTTTTGAGCTAAAGTGGCTTCTCCTGCTATTTCTCCTCCGAGGGGGAAAGGACTAGGACGCCAATTCTTCATGAAGTGTCCTGTTGAGAAGCGTCCGTAGCCCTGCCTTGGTGAGAACTCACAGACGCGTATAAACACCTGCCTAGTTTTCGCTGCAGCTTGTTCAGCAGCCCATATAGGCGCTTGCTGCGCCCATGCTGCTATGTCAGCCCCGAAGTCGTCGTTTGGCATGTTAACGCCTCAGTTGGCAGTTGTACATAATATCGACGACACCAGATGGCGCATTTCTCTTTACGGTGATAATCCGCCATTTAGTCCCATCCGTGTCGATTATATAGTCCCCGGTCGATGAGGGGTGTCTTGGGAAGGAAGCAGACGGGAGGATATATCCCTCCTTGTCGTCGCGCTCAATAAGTGTGTCTCGATAAACTGAGCGGCCCAGATTCTCAAGAGCATAATCTAGAAGAGCTGCTTTAGTAGTAACCACAACAGGAGCACTACTAGGATTTGTGCTAGAGTCTGGATCGTAATCATCTACGCCTTGTGGAGTGAAGTGCACAGAAACGGTTTGACCTTCTGAAGTC